GAAGAGTTGCTGGCGAAAAAGGCATCACTGGATATACGATACTGGAACGCACAGTACATGCAGCAACCGACCTCGGAAGAGGGAGCGTTAATCAAGCGTGAGTGGTGGAATATGTGGGAGGAAGAAGATGCCCCACAGTGTGAGTTCATCATTATGTCGCTTGATGCGGCACAAGAAGCGAATAACCGGTCTGACTTTAACGCTCTAACAACGTGGGGCGTGTTCTTTAATGAAGAAGTCAACAACTACAACATCATTCTGCTTAACTCTATTAAGCGACGACTAGAATACCCAGACTTAAAAGCACTCGTGCTTGAGGAGTACAAGGAGTGGCAACCTGATGCGTTCATGGTTGAGAAAAAGTCCAGCGGGTCGGTGTTGTTCCAAGAGATGCGCCGCATGGGTGTGCCAGTACAAGAGTTTACCCCCGGCAAAGGACAAGACAAGATTGCCCGAGTAAACGCAGTATCGAGCCTCTTTCATGGGGGTATTGTGTGGGCACCCCAGAGACGATGGGCTATGGAGGTGATTGAAGAGTGCAACGACTTTCCGTCTGGCATTAATGATGACTTGGTTGACTCGACAACCCTAGCCCTTTTGAGATTTAGACAGGGCGGATTTATCCGTCTTGAGACTGACGAGCCTGAAGAGATTCAGTTGTTCAAGTCTCGCAGAAATAAAGGATATTACTAATGGACAAGCAGACGCTAAAAGAGAAGCGCGAAGCGGCTCTTAAGCAGAACAAGATTGCGGCTGATTACAGCCGGAAGCACAGAGAAGAACACCCAAATGAGTGGATGCCAGCATTTCGCCCAACGAGCAAGATGAAAGAGGGTATTGAGTCGATGCCGACTTATTACCACACGGGGGATATGGAGCAGTTTTTAAAGACGTACAAGACTGCCAAAGGGTTTGGCGCACCAAATATTCCTGCTGAGAAGTTAGCAGCGATGGCACTTATTGAAGGTAGGCATGACTTTGGCTACAACGACTGGAACAAGAACAATCCTCGTGCAGTCAAGCTGTACGAGAACCTGATAAACGGCGGCGCTACTCCACAGGCAGCGGGGTTTTCTGCTGCTGTATTGGACAAGTACGAGACTGCAAAACGTCTGAAGATTCCGTTTGAAACCGCGTGGAATGGCACCGGCAAATCCATTTGGGGCAAGACCGGTAAAGACTACGCAGGTAACGTCAGAGAGGCTGAGAAAGTCTTGCAGCACCCTAAAAATCAGCCGTTGTACAACTTTATTAAACAGCGGGCGAGTGTTGATGAAGAAATGCCAGCCGTAGCAGCCGCCCCTAATGCTGTGGAGATGCCACAGGAATATACCGAAGGTAATTGGAGACTTATATGAGCATCGAAAAAGGTTTGTATGCAGCCCCGATGGGCTTGGATCAGGCGATGGAGCCTGAGTTAGAGATTGAGATCGAAGACCCAGAGGCCGTGCATATTAGGACGGGTGATCTTGAGATCAACCTTGAACAAGAAGAAATGGACGACGAAGACTTTGAGGCAAATCTGGCTGAGTTTATCCCAGATAACGAGTTGACGTTGCTTGCTGGTGAGTTGATTGACGCGTACGAGGAAGACATATCGAGTCGCAAAGACTGGATACAGACGTACGTTGACGGCCTTGATTTGCTGGGCATGAAGCTTGAAGAGCGCACAGAACCTTGGTCTGGTGCGTGTGGTGTTGTACACCCGCTGATGTCAGAAGCCCTTGTGAAGTTTCAGAGTGAAACGATCATGGAAACTTTCCCAGCGATGGGGCCAGTAAAGACAAAAGTTATAGGCAAAGAAACAGAAGCTACTCGTGATGCAGCGGAACGTGTGCAAGCAGATATGAACTTCCGTTTGACTGAACAGATGCCTGAATACCGCCCTGAACACGAGCGTATGTTGTGGGGTTTGGGTCTGTCTGGTAACGCGTTCAAGAAGGTGTACTTTGATCCGTCGATGAACCGTCAGACTTCAATCTTTGTTCCTGCTGAAGACATCGTTGTTCCTTATGGCGCGACTTCGTTGAAGACATGTGAGCGTGTTACGCACGTTATGCGTAAGACTGAGAATGAGCTAAAGAAGCTGCAAGCTGCTGGGTTCTATCTTGACGTGGATTTGGGCGACCCAACTAATACGATTGAAGAAGTAGAGAAGAAGATTGCGGAGAAGATGGGATTCCGTGCGACTACGGATGATCGCTATAAGCTTCTTGAGATGCACGTTGACTTGGACTTGGCTGGTTATGAAGATGAGGACGGTATTGCACTGCCTTACATCGTCACTATTGAGAAAAGTACGCAGACTATTCTGGCTATTCGCCGCAACTGGAAACCTGACGACGACCTAAAACAAAAGCGTAGCCACTTCGTTCACTACGGATATATACCCGCATTCGGCTTTTACTGCTTTGGTTTGATCCACTTGATCGGCGCGTTTGCAAAGTCAGGCACTTCTATTCTTCGTCAACTCGTTGATGCAGGTACTCTTTCAAACTTGCCGGGTGGTATGAAAGCCCGTGGGTTGCGTATTAAGGGCGACGATACACCAATTTCTCCGGGTGAGTTCCGTGATGTAGACGTACCAAGTGGGGCGATTAAAGACAACATCATGTTGTTGCCGTACAAAGAACCGTCTCAAGTTCTGTCGGGGCTGATGAATCAGATCATTGAAGAAGGCCGCGCGTTTGCAAACATGGCTGACTTGAAGATTTCGGACATGTCGGCAGAAGCTCCTGTGGGTACTACGCTGGCAATTCTTGAACGTACGTTGAAGAGCATGTCTGCGATTCAGGCGCGTATTCACTACTCAATGCACGAAGAGTTCCGTCTGCTTAAAGACATCATTCGTGACTACGCACCAGAAGAGTACGACTACGAGCCAGCGACCGGCGACCGGATGGTCAAGCAGTCTGACTATGACATGGTTGATGTTATTCCTGTGTCTGATCCGAATGCGTCAACGATGGCACAGAAGATTGTGCAGTATCAGGCTGTATTCCAGTTGGCACAGAGCGCTCCGCAAATTTACGACATGCCGCTTCTGCACCGCCAGATGGTTGAAGTATTGGGGATTAAGAACGCAGCGAAGTTAATCCCGATGGATGACGACCAGAAGCCACGCGACCCAGTAACAGAGAACTTAAATATTCTTAAAGGCAAGCCGGTTAAAGCGTTCCTGTATCAGGATCATGAGGCACATATTGCTGTTCACATGGCAGCTAAAAACGATCCAAAGATACAAGCAATTGTGGGGCAGAACCCGCAGTTAGCGCAGCAGATGATGGCTACGATGGATGCGCATATCAACGAGCACGTTGGCTTTGAGTACAAGAAGCAGCTTGAGAAAGCGATGGGCATGGAGATTCCTGACTTCGAGGGCGACAACGAGGACGAGGAGATTCCACGCGAGATGGAGAGCAGGATTGCTCAGATGGCGGCGCAAGCGTCACAAATGCTTCTACAGCAGCACCAGCAAGAAGCTCAACAGATGCAAGCACAGCAGCAGATGCAAGACCCTGTTATTCAGATGCAGATGCAAGAGTTGCAGATTAAACAGGCCGAAGTGCAACGCAAGATTGCTAAAGATCAGGCGGACGCAGCCGCACGTATGGCGCAAATTCAAATTGAGAAAGAGCGTATTGACGCCCAGAAGGAAATTGCTGGGGCAAATATGGCTGTAAAGGTACAAGTAGATAGAGAGAAAGCGGACAAGCAACAGGAGATTGAAGGTTTCCGCTCCGCTGTGAATTTGCAACAACAACGCGAAAGTCGTATGCAGCAGCAGAAGTCTCAACCACCACAAAAGGGTAAAGGCAAATGAATGCTATAGAAGCAGCGATTAAAGAATTAAGGGAGCGTCGGGCACAACTTTCCGACGCGTTAGCTAACAGATCAGCTAAGACCTTTGACGAGTACCAATTTATGTGTGGTGAAATCCGAGGTCTCACCGCCGTAGAGATTTATCTTATAGACCTTGCAAAAAGAATGGAGCATGAAGATGACTGAACTAGCCATCGCTACAGAAAGCGGTGAAGTATCAACACTACCGGAAACAGCAGAAGAACGGGCCACACAACTGCCGCAACCTTCTGGCTACCACATTTTGGTAGCAATCCCCGAGATCGAAGACAAGTACGATAGCGGACTTATTAAGGCAGATTCAACCATGCACTATGAGGAAGTCCTTAGTACGGTCTTTTTTGTCGTGAAGTTGGGGCCTGATGCGTACAAAGGCGATAGGTTTCAATCCGGTCCGTGGTGCAAAGAGGGTGACTTTATCCTCGCGCGCCCGAACAGCGGTACTCGTTTGAAGATTCATGGTCGGGAGTTTCGCCTGATTAATGATGATTCAGTCGAAGCCGTTGTAGACGACCCACGCGGTATTTCACGAGCATAAGGAGGCTATATGCCAGAATTTGAAAAGGAAGAGTACAAGTTCCCCGATGAACTTGAGTCCAAAGTATCTATGGAAGGCGACGAGGAAGAGGATTTCACCGTCGAGATCGAGGACGATACGCCTGAAGAGGATCGTGGTAAGGAACCCCTCCCTAAAGATATAGTTAACTCACTTGAAACCCCAGAAGAGGGCGGAGAGTACCCCGAGGAAGTTATTGTCAAGTTTAAGCAGTATAAAAAGGCTTGGCATGACGAGCGCCGGGAAAAGGATGCTGCACTGCGGGAACAAGCAGAAGCTTTGCGTATTGCTGAGTCCATCCTTGAAGAAAACAGACGCCTAAAAGCTACGCTGTCTACTGGGGAACAAGAGTATTACGCCACAGTCCGAGCCGCTGCGGAAACTGAGGTCGAGGTAGCCAAGCGCAACTATAAGGAAGCCTACGACGCGGGCGACTCTGAGAAGTTAGTTGAGGCACAGGAAGCCTTAATGAATGCTTCTTTGAAGTTGGATCGCTCAAAAAACTTTAAACCCACTATACAAACCGAGGAAAATGAGGTAAAACTCCCGGAAAGATCGCAAGCTGATAACAAACCGCAGCCTGTTGATCCAAAGTTTGCAGATTGGCAACGTCGTAATTCGAATTGGTTCCAAAAGGACGAGGAGATGACCGACGCGGCAATGGGACTGCATAAGAAGCTTTATCGTGAGTACGGCCCTGAATATATTGGTACTGACGATTACTACGACCGTATAGACAAAACTATACGTAAGCGGTTCCCAGAAAACTTCTCTGAAAGCAGGGACGTTGAGACAAGACCTCAACAAAGAAGTAAGCCGAGTACAGTCGTTGCTTCAGCTAAGCGGAGCACGGCTCCGAAGAGCATTAAATTGACCCAGACACAAGCAGCGCTGGCGAAGAAATTTAAACTAACTCCGGAGCAATATGCCCGTGAAGTACTCAAATTGGAGAACCGATAATGGCTGAAAATAGACTAACTCGTGAGCTTGAAGCTCGTACGCAACAGGAACGCCCCAAGCAGTGGGCACCTGCGGAATTATTGCCAGAACCGGATAAACAGCCGGGTTTTGCGTACAGGTGGATTCGTGTTTCGACCTTGGATAAGGCCGACCCCCGTAACCTCTCGTCGAAGTTGCGTGAAGGTTGGGAGCCTGTGAAAGTGTCCGAACAACCTAAGTTTCAACTGCTAATCGATCCGGACAGTCGCTTTAAGGACAATATCGAGATCGGTGGGCTGGTGCTTTGCAAGACTCCGAAAGAGTTGGTGGATCAACGTAATAAGTATTACGAAGACCAGACTCAAGCTCAGACGACTGCAATTGACAACAGCTTTATGCGTGAAAGCGATTCAAGAATGCCGCTCTTCGCAGAGCGAAAATCTTCGACATCGTTCGGCAAAGGTTAATAACTTTTTTTGGAGTCAAATATGGCATATCCTACTGTAGACAAGCCTTACGGCCTACAGCCAGTGAATTTGATTGGTGGTCAGGTGTTTGCAGGTTCTACCCGCATGTACCCCATCATTTACGGTTATGCGACCGACATTTTCTATGGCGATTTTGTTGTTCTGTCCCGTGGTCGCCTAGAGCGCGCATCGGTATCTACTGGTACAGGTCTTAACCAGACCGTTGGCGTGTTCTTGGGCTGCACTTTTACCAACCCTGTTACCAAGCAGAAGCAGTTTAATCAATACTGGCCCGCTAGCACTACTGCTGGCGACTGCATGGCCTACGTATCTGATGATCCAGACGCAGTGTTTAAAGCTGCTGTTTGTTCTTCTGGTGTGGTTATGGCTTCTGGCTCAAATGCAATCGTTGGTTGCAACGTCAGCGCTATTAACAACACTGGCAGCACAAATACTGGTAATTCAGCAAATGCTGTTTTAGCGCCTACTGATACCCCAGTAACAACTACTCTGCCATTACGTGTAATTGGTGTTGTGCCAGACACAGCCGTTTCGTTAGGTAGCGCAACATACTCAAGTATCTCTACCAACACGATTACTGTTTCCGCACTGCCTTTTGCACTTCCTGTCGGAACGGACGTTGCTTCACTTGCGTCTAATGGTCAGATCATCGCTTCAGGTTCATTTGTTGATACCGCTGCTTCTGCGGGCGCAACTACTGTTGTGTTGAATCAGCCGCCTGCAACTGCATTTGTTGCAAGTTCAACAATCGTATTCACCCAGTACCCAGAAGTCTTGGTTAAGTTGAACCAAGGTCTG